TGTTACCTGCTGCACATGCGGCAAGTGCATTTGCGGTTACTGCTTCAGTTCTACCTGCCCAACCTGCTTCTGCTTCCCAGGGAACAGCAGACTTTGGATATGTCCTTTCTGCCATCTCTCTCCAGATTGCTGGAATCTCTTCTTCTGGAAGTATGATTGCAATCATACTGTTATCGATGGTTCCTGCCATACAGTCTTGAGCAGCATGCCAACCTTCATGTCTCATCACACTCATCAATACACCTTCTTTGTGCATGAAGTTAGTGTTAAGGAAGAAGTTGTTAGTTACTGTATGATATACACCCCTATGACCTGGTGGAAAGTATTTCTCATCCGCTAGAAAAACTTTAACTCCGATCTGATCAAGGGCCCGGACAATTGAATCAAACTCAGAAGCGACATTACTATAACTATCACTAGGATAATATTTTTGAATGTCTCTAATTGATCTGACTTGTTGAATATCATCAGTACAATCTCCGAGTAACATACATCCCATAGAATCATATGTCTTCCAACCCTTCACCTCAGGATCAGCAATCACTGGAGTAGCAAGAACTACTGATGACAATAATGCAGCAAATAATTTTTTCATTGTTGATAATCAAATTTCAATAAGAAATTAATCTCTAGTCTATGTAGGAGTGTTTTCTAGTTTCTTTGTCTTGAAGTATAACTTATAGTACCTCTTCTTCATCTCATCAAGAGTATTCATATCATCCTCAAATCCCATGTACTTAAGGTGTTGATATGTACCTTCCATCTCACTAATAAGTAGAAGAAGATTTGTGGATTTTACTGGACGACCGCCAAATGAATATTCTGGAAGACTCATAAAAATAAAATACAACTGACCCACTAGGACTCGAACCTAGGACAACAGAGTTAACAGCTCCGCGCTCTACCAACTGAGCTATAGGCCATTATGTGGCGTCTTTTTATGCTATGTGCATAACGACTACCAACGCCCCGTGGAGGATTCGCACCCCCGACCGCATTCTTAGAAGGAACGTGCTCTGTCTCCTGAGCTAACGGGGCAAACTAATCACAGATTGTGATCATACTCCCAATGGCAATTAGGACATAATGCCATTAAGTTTTCTTTTGAGTTTATAACACTTATTAAAGTGTCTCCCTCAAAGGTTGATACTGCTTTTTTATGAGCAATCTCAACATGTTTATTATAACCGCAACACTCACAAGTGTCAAGTCCCAGTTTTTTGAATAAGGATCTTGCTCTTGACCTAACCAACGCATATGCAGAAGACCTATGGTGATTGGTGTAGATAGCCTCAGAAAGTGTCATATCTTTTGCTACCTGTTCCTGTTTCCAGATTAGGTAGTGTTCCCTACAACGTGCTCTCTTTGCAGTTATAGGTTTTCCACAATCTATACACTTGTGTTCTGGTTTGCGTTTTGGTTTAGCTCTATTGTTGTAAGAAGCAGAACAACTTCTACTACAAAATTTAGTTTTAGTTGGACTACCACATTTCAAACAAGAGTTCATAATGGAACATATGACTATTATTATTTATAATACTAATAAGTTCCAATAAAACACTATCCACTGAGCTACTGACCCTAGTGGTAGTTCCTATCGCCGCTAATCCTGAACTACCAAGGGGATCACCGCAGTGGCCTCTCAACCACCCTTATAATATAGACTACTCTGAGGTCTTTGTCAAGGTCTCTGAGTGGATCATTTTTTTGACATACTCATACGAATAATGTTCTCTATGACCTTTGATACCCCATCCCAACCAACGATAGGCAGATCTCATATAATCACGAACAGTTTGTCCACCACCTTCAAATACTGGAAGTTCTTTCTGAAACTGTGGTTCATTAATCATCCAACGAACCTGACACTCTAAAGAACTTGGATCACAATTATACTTGGTTGCAAAATTACCAAGTCCCCTATAACGTCCAATAGAAGTCCATTGAATCAAACCAAATCCACCAGAGTGACATTGATTATAAGGAACTCTTGCACCACCTTCACAGATATTTGAGTGGAAGTTAGATTCTGATTTAATGTTACCCATGATTGTTGCCAATGCATTACGGTCATCAATCAAAGTTAGTTCTTGAATTCGTTTAAGAACATATTGTTCTGATGGGTTACAGGTGGGACAGGTCCAGGTTTTTTCTACCTTTACCAATTCCTCTGTAGGTGTTTCCTCTACACCTTCTACGGTAGGAGCAGTTCCTGTAATGTCATTAAGCTCTTTATCAAGGTTTGTTGATGCCACACATGCTGTAGTAAGGGTAGTGACACTAACCAACCCCATAAAAATTTTCTTAATCATTAATCCAAATCAGTTTACTTGTTAAAATAATCCTTGCGGTAGTACCGACCAAGGATGTTGGAATTATAATACAAAGGAGTCTCATCTGTCAACTTTTGGGACAGAACCTCGTTCAGAAACAACTGACGGGTCTCCTCAAAGTTTACCTTTCCCAGTGTTATATGGAGTGAGATGATCTCTCTACTAAAAGATTCCTTTCCATACTTTGTAAGATCGTCTTTAAGCTCTGGACAACTTCCGTAGTATTTTTTCCAGTCACTTTCAGTTGTAACTCTTCGCCTTGACTTGTTCTTAACTGTAGCTCTAGGCTTTCGTTTGGACCAAAAATACTTTCGCCCGATGTATTTTCTACCATTCTTGAGGTTTGTAATCCTATAGACAAAGCCGAAAGAATCACCAATATCCTCAGATAGAAAAGGTTGTCCTTGAAACAACCACGGATTTTCGTAATCACACACATATCCATTGTATCTGTGGTATTTAGTGGCTCCTCATGGAACCACCAATCATCCTGTCTCTTGGCCTTAGCCTTAGAGTTGGAATCCTGAGAACGTGTCTTTTTTGACATCTTGTTTAATTCCACCAACAACATATGACTCAACCTCAGTCTCCTGTGGTGCCACTTGAAGACCCTTAGAGGAGATCCAATGCTGTGTCCAGGGAAGAGGATTGTTCTTAGCAGCAACATCATACACAGGTTTCAGACCAATAGCCTTCATACGGCGATTAGCAATCCACTCAACATATCTTTGAAGAAGCACATCGTTCAGACCAATCATTGATCCATCACGGAACAGATAGTCTGCCCACTTCTTCTCTTCGTTTACTGCACGGTCAAACATTGCATAGACCCACTCCTGTTCTTCCTTAGCAATCTGTTTCATTTCAGGATCATCACCATCTCTCCACTTGTTCAGAATGTTCTGCGTAATGGCTAGGTGTTGGTTCTCGTCTCTTGCAATCAGTGAGATGATTTTAGAAGATCCTTCCATGAGTTTAAGTTCACCAAAGGCGAAAGAACAAGCAAAACTAACGTAGAACCGAATACCCTCAAGAATGTTGACGTTTGCAACTGCTCTGTAGAGTTTTCTTTTGACGTTTTTGATGTCTTCTTTGGATGTATATGTGTCACGGAAATCTTCTTTCCACATATTACCGTTACCCCATTGTTGGGCACTATTAATAAAGTCATCATATGATTCAGTAACACTTGAAGCTCTTTCAAGAATACGTGGGTCATTGATAATATGATCAAAGATATCACTAGGATCAGGATATACATTCTTAATGATGTATGTGTAGGAACGGCTATGGATCATCTCCATAAATCCCCAGACTTCCATACAAGCTTCCAATTCAGGTAAGGAACAGTAAGGAATGAATGCTATACCAGGGCCACGACCCTGAACAGAGTCCAACATAATCTGATACTTCAGGTTAGAAGTATAGATATGTTTCTGTTCTGGACGAAGTAATTGATAGTCTGCTCTATCTTTCTGGAGAGAAACTTCCTCTGGTCTCCAGAAATACCCCAGTTGTTGAGTTGTTAGTTTCTCAAAAACTGGATACTTGTACGAATCATATCTTTGAATACCAAGTGGTTTACCAAAAAACATTGGTTGTTTCTTGGTATTGACCTTTTCGGTATTGAAGACTGTCATTCCCTGAATAGTCTTATTATCATTATTATACTCTTTACTTGCTACGAAATCGTACTGCATTTACGCCTCTAGTCTAAATTTTACAGCTTTCACAATCGTCCTCGTCGGACTCCATAATATCATTTAGGAGATTTTGAAGTTCAGGAGTTTCCTCTGGTGCTTCGTCAGTCTTGATATCATATGTATTCTGATAGTAACTAGTCTTCCATCCCAACTTGTATGTTGTCAAGAAGTCTTGTGCCATTACAGATACTGGAACCTCATTGTCAGGATAGTTCTCAGGGTTATAAGACCAGTTACCACTGATGGCTTGGTCAAAGAACTTCTGCATCACTGCTACAACATTGATATAACCACGATTAGAAGCCATGTCCCAAAGAAGAGTATAGTTGTTTTTAAGAGAACCATACTGTGGGACAATCTGTTTGAGCGGACCCTTTTTGCTCTTCTTAATGGACAAATAGTCTCTAGGTGGTTCAATTCCATTTGTTGCGTTTGACACAACGGAACTGCTTTCTGATGGCATCTGAGCAGACAGTGTTGAGTGCCTAAGTCCGTAGGTGGATATAGATGATCGTAGACTCTCCCAATCATGTTGTAACTCCTGTGATGAAACTTCATCCACATCTTTTTTATATGTGTCAATAGGAAGAATCCCGTCCGAATACTTCGTTCTACCAAAATATTCACAATGTCCTTTTTCTTTAGCAAGTTCATTTGAAGACTTCAAAAGATAATACTGGAAGGATTCTGAGAGTTGATGAACGGCATCCCATGCCTCTTGACTGTCGTAATTATACCCCAGTTTAGCCAGATAGTGTGCAAGACCAATGAAACCTACACCAAGGGATCTACGGGCCTTTGTAGCTATCTCTGCGGCCCTTACAGGATACTCCTGATAGTCTATCAGTTCTTCCAGACCACGGACTGAAAGATCACACAAATCTTCGAGTTCTTCATCAGAACGAATCTTGCCCACATTAACTGCAGACAGAATACATAAAGCAATCTCACCATCACCATCAATATGCTCAAGAGGATCTGTAGGTAGAGTAATCTCCTGACACAGGTTACTCATATAAACCTTATCCTTAAAGGAAGAGTGACTATTACAGTGATCGATGTTCATAAGATACAAACGACCAGTCTCTGCTCTCTCCTTCAGAATATCTAAGATAAGTTCTTGTGCCCCGACAGTCTTTCTTGGAATAGACTCATCTGATTCATAACCCACATAGCAATCGTCAAATGAATCAGTACCAAAAGCATCATAGAGACCTGGTACGTCGTGCGGTGAGAATAAGCTAATCTCTCCATTCTGGATGAAACGTTCGTAGAAAAGTTTTGAAATTTGGATTGAGTAGTCAAGTTTCCTCACTCGATTGTCTTCTGTTCCTTTATTGTTCTTGAGAACAATAATGTCTTCTATTTCCTGGTGCCAGATTGGGAAGTGGACTGTTGCTGATCCTCCACGAATCCCATTTTGCGTGCAGCATCGTACAGTTGATTCAAATTTTTTAAGGAAAGGAACAACACCTGTGTGTTGAACTTCTCCACCTCTGATTTTAGCGTTGATGCCACGGATTCTACCTGCGTTGATACCGATACCCGCCCTTTGTGCAACGTATCTGCCAATAGCCATATCAGAGCTAAAGATAGAATCGAGGGAGTCATCAACATCAACAAGAACACAAGAAGCAAATTGTCTAAGTGGTGTTCTAACTCCTGCCATGATGGGAGTGGGGATGTTGATTCGGTGTTTGGAGACTGCGTTGTAGTATCTCTTGACATAATCTAGACGGGTCTCCTTTGAGTAATCCTGAAAGATGGTAAGGGCAATCATGATATACATGAACTGAGGAGATTCAAATACCTCACCAGTACTGCGATCCTGAATCAAATACTTATCTACCACCTGGCGAAGACCAGCATAGGTAAACAACATGTCACGATCATGGTAGATAAAAGTATTTACCTTATCAATCTCTTCAAGAGAATACTTTTCAAAAATCTGTTTATCGTAATGATCATTATATGCACACTTCTCAATGTGATCTCTCAGACTAGGTGCATCACCTTTCTTATTCTGAAAGACTTGCTTACGAAGAGTGAAGAGAAGAAGACGTGCAGCAACGAACTGATAGTTTGGATGTTCCAAATCAATCAGGTCACTGGCACTACGGATAAGAATATCTTGAATCTCATCAGTAGTAATACCATCGTAGAACTGAATACCAGATGTCATCTCTACCTGTGATGCTGAGACTCCTGCAAGGTCTTTACATGCCTCATCAACCATGAGATGCATTTTGTCCAGGTCTAGTTTCTCTACATCACCATTTCTTTTTTGTACCTTGATACCGTTACTCATACTCTCTTCCAGGTTGTAAACTTAAGTTTTGCTTCTAATCCTTGATAGGTGTTCTTCTCTACCACCTCTTTCACATTATGACCACATAGGATCATATCATTAATATCTTTCTCCTTAATGTTAGATGGCCATATGACTATCCTTTCCCCACTATCAATTTGTTTTGAGATTCGATCAACGATTTGTTTGTTTCTTGGTTCGTTGTCATAGACGTATATGAATTGATAATCCAAAGTGCTGAGGTCAACATCACTACCACACATAGCAATAGCATTGGATAGGAAAGTGGAGTCAAATGGTCCTTCTGTGACATAAACTGGGTTCTCCTTGACAATTGTATCAAGGCCATACACCTTGAGTTCATCCTCTTCCAACATAATGGTTAAGTATTTAACAGGGTTTGAAGAGAGTGCTCTTCCCTGAACACCAATAAGTTTGTCATCCCTAACAAGAGGAATCAC